AAATGACAACAACAATTTTAAAAACTATACCGATCGATGGTCAGGGAACTAAAATGGATACACTTATTACTTTAGACCTTGATTCTTCCCTGGTCACCGAATGGGTAATATCAGCGCAACCTCTTCCGGCCGGAGCCAGCGTTTTTCTTAGCGACGAAGACATAGAGACTTATGATAATATCCGGGAACAATTTGATTTAATAGCTGGGTTACAAGCTGATTATGCAGAAGCACAAGATGAGTTTAATAAAATAGACGCAGAACTCCGCGGAGCCCTACAAACCCTAGAAGACGATTTGGCAGAAGCTAAAGAAGTGTTAAAAGACATATTCCAGTCGCCATACCTGCTTCCAGGATTGTGGGCCTCTATGGTACCTTCGATGATGCCATATCTGGGCGGCATTATTCCCCCATTTTTCCCGGGCGGCCCTCCGAGTTCAATTCCTGGTATGATTTATATTGCTATTCTTTTTGTTGACGCCTGGGAAGAAGCCCAACATCAGCAATATGAAGATTTAAATGATGTAAATTGTGAGGATGAACTTTAATTTATTCAACTATTTATAAATGTGCTAATGCATTTTTGTATTAAAAAGGAGAATAGATGAAAGCTATCGGTCCAGAACTGCCACTAAACAGAAGCGAAGTTTTTGGTCAATTCTCTTTAATAACCACTTATAAAGATGAAATACAACAAAATTTTAAAAATCTTCTTTTGACCTCCCCGGGCGAAAGAATGATGAACCCTGATTTTGGCGTTGGTATAAGAAGATTTTTATTTAATTCTAGAAATGAAGCAATTTCATCTGTACGCCAAAGAATTCAAAATCAAGTTTCTAAATATATGCCTTTTATAAGAAACTTAAAAATTAATTTCGATTCGAACACAAATCAAGAATTTTTAGATAATTCTAATATTTTATCAATTACGATTATATATGACATACCTAATCTCAATATATCTTCACAGTTAGTAGTTACGAGAGAGGAAATAAGTTAATAATGGTAAAAAAAGATAAAAAGCTAATAAGATATACAGATAGAGATTTTAACTCTATCAAAGAAAGTCTGGTGCAATATACAAAAAGATATTATCCAGATATTTTTCAAGATTTTTCTGAAGCTTCATTTGGCTCTTTAATGTTAGACACTGTTTCGTACGCCGGCGACGTCTTATCTTTTTACTTAGACTACCAGGCAAATGAATCTTTTTTAGATACAGCTGTTGAATACGATAATATTCTAAGACATGGTGAACAGGTTGGTTATAATCAGCCTTTAAGAGGCAATTCTTTTGGCGTTGTAACTTTGTATGTTCTGGTTTCTCCCATATCAAATGGGACTGACCCCGATACCGACTATTTGCCTACTTTAGTCAAAGGTACTGCTTTTTCTTCACGTTCTGGCGCCGTTTTCACTTTGATAGACGATGTTGATTTTTCTAACCCAGACAACGAAATTGTGACTGCCACTTCCAACCCAGTCGACGGAAGTGTAACTTCTTATGCGATAAAAGCTTACGGCAAAGTTATTTCAGGTGAAGTAAACGAAGAGATCATATCTGTAGGCGATTTTAAAAGATTCCTAACGGTAAGTCTAGCAGATCCAAATATCACAGAAATTGTGTCTGTAACCGATACAGAAGGACATGAGTACTTTGAGGTCGATTATTTGTCGCAAGACACAATTTTTAGAACCATCGTCAACAAAGACAGTGAAAGTAGCAGATATGCTCCAGAAAAAATTGTTGCAACCTCTGTGCCTAGAAGATATGTCACATTTAATAGATTTGGACAAGTTTTTGTTAAATTTGGGTATGGATCTGAGTCAACTTTAAAGACAGATAACCTTTCTCACCCGTCTAACGTGGTTTTAAAAATGCATGGCAGAGACTATGAAAAAGACATATCTTTTGATCCATCAAATTTATTAGAAAGCGATAAATTTGGTATCGCGCCGGCTAACACATCTTTAAAAATTCTGTATAGAACCAACAAAGTAGATAACGTCAACGTTGCCCCAGGCGCAATAACAGGAGTTACAAACGCAATATTTGTTTTCGGGTCAAATGCTACTATTTCTTCAAGAATACAAACTGTTAGAAACAGCCTCGAAGCCACTAACGAAAAATCATTGCTCGGCGATGTTTCTTTACCAACAGCTAGTGAATTAAGGCAAAGAATAAACGACGTCTTTGCCTCACAAAATCGTGCGGTTACCTCAGAAGATTATGAAGCTTTAGTTTACCGTCTTCCGTCAAAACTTGGAAGAATTAAAAGAGCAAAAATTATTAGAGATCAAGATTCTTTTAAAAGAAATTTAAATATGTATCTTCTCTCAGAAGATGCAAATGGCAATTTTATTGTCAGCAACGCTGTTCTGAAGAATAATTTAAAAACTTGGATTAATAATTATAGGATGATCAACGACACAATAGATATCCTAGATGCTAGAATTATTAATATTAATATTAAGTTCGCCGCGGTCGTTGATTATGAACAGGACAAAGTTGAAGCCTTAAACGCTGCAATCAGCGAGATAGAAACAATGTTTGAAGAAAAAATGAATATTGGCGATCCAATTTATATAACAAAAATATATGATATTCTAAATAATTTAGAAGAGATCGTCGATGTCACAAACGTGAAGATTGAAAACAAATCTAGTGGTAATTATTCGCAAGAAACTTTAAATATAGATGAATATATTTCTGCAGATGGCAGAATTTTATACGCGCCAGAAAATGCTGTGTACGAATTAAAATTCCCAACGCTAGATATTGTAGGAACAATTAAATAATGGCTATTAAGAAGTACGACGCTACAAAAGATAACACAATAACTAATGGGTTCGGTTTAAATATTTCCACTCGTAAAACTGGATCAAATATGGGTGCTTCAGACATTTTAGAAGTTTATTCTGTCTTCGGGCAACAAACAACTTCTTCGGCCGAACTGTCACGCGTTTTAATAGAGTTTCCAATTAGCAGTGTTGCAGCTGACAGAACAGCTGGCAATATTCCAGTTTCTGGTAGCGTTAATTTTTTCTTGAGAATGTTTAATGCAAGACACTCCGAACAATTGCCTAGAGATTTTACTCTAAATGTAATGGCCGTGTCACAATCTTGGCAAGAAGGCACTGGCTTGGATATGGAAGGTTATTCTGATGTTACTGAAGATCGTATTGAGGGATCAAATTGGGTTAACAGAGAACAGAGCACTGCTTGGGGAAATGTAGGCGGTGAATTTCACTCCTCTTCTTATGTTTCTGGTACAACAATGCCAAATTATACCTATACGTTTTCTGGCGGCACCGAGGATATGCTTGTAGATGTTACCGATGCAGTCGAAGAATGGATAAACGGCAATCAGACAAATTATGGTTTTGGAATTTTTCTTACTGCCAGCCAAGAAGCTTATATGTCTAATTCATCCGGCCAGGCTGTTGGCTCTATTTTGCATAATACTGAAGGCACACAAAAAAGCTTTTATACTAAAAGGTTTTTTTCAAGAACAAGTGAATTTTTCTTTAAGACACCTTCTATTGAGGCTAGGTGGGATTCTAGAGTTCTTGACGACCGCGGATATTTCTTTTCAAGCTCCTCTATGGCTCCAACAGCTGACAATTTAAATAATTTATATTTATATAACTATATTAGAGGACGCCTAGTAGATATCCCAAACACAGAAACGATAACTATAAATTTGTATGCTTCAACTTCTGGCTCCCCCACCGGCGCATCTTTAGCCTCGGCCACCGCGTCAAAAATAAAAACTGGCGTGTATGAAACACAATTATCAATAAATACCACATCTTCTATTTTGCATGATGTCTGGTCTGGAAGTGTTGGCGGCGTTTATAAAACAGGCTCGATGACTGTTAACAACTTTAATGACGATAGCGTTTTGCTGTCAGACGACTATTCACAGTTTACAACGAAAATAGTTAATTTAAAATCTAGATATTCTAATGACGAAACTGCCAGATTCAGAGTTTTTTCAAGGCCTCGAAATTTTAAACCTACAATTTATACTGTTGCTAGCACCGACATACAAAAATTAATAATTCCTAGTGCTTCTTTTGAAATTAAGCGAACAATTGATAATGAAGTAGTAATACAAAATTCAACTGGAAGCTCGACGCAACACACATTTTTATCATATGACAATTCTGGAAGTTATTTTGACTTAGATATGTCTCTGCTGGAACCTGGCTATATGTATGCCATGAAGCTTTTCTTCTATTCGTCACAAGGCTGGAGAGAACAGGAAGAAGAATTTAATTTTAGGGTCGAGAAGTAATAAAATAATCGGAACTTTTTTATGAGCATTAAAGATTTATTTAACAAAGGCTATTCTTCAAAAACACTTAAGAATAAAAGCCGAAGTAATTTTAGAGAGGATCTAGAATCAGAAAGATATATTGATGCTTACAGTACTAAAAGACAAAGATTTTTTCCTAGTGTAGATTTTGCTACAGCCTCAAACTTTGCACGTTTTGGCCTCGCTGAAGAATATTATGATGCATCTATAAAAAGAATATACGAAACTTATCCTTATGATGGCTCCGCGGCTGAAAAAATTGAGTGGGAAAATGAAAGTACCTATTTAGATCTTTTTATCTTTGAGAATGAATATCCTAGAACAAATGGTTTTGTCAGCTTTAACAGCTCATCTCATAGCACAATAGGCCCTGTTAGCAACAGTGTTTATAGCTCTAGTATCCCACAATATATTAGATTTTTCGGCGGTCCGAATGCAGACGCCGGCGGCGACTACAAAAGTAAATTTTCTGCAGGATTTTCTGAAAAAGGCATCTCAAAAGCAAATATTTATAATACTGCTAGCGGAAGAAACACAAACTTAGAAATAGATTTTGCAACTGGCAATACTGTTGAGTTTTGGATGAAGAAAGACGGCTGGGTTTCAACTACTGCCGACAGAAAAGAATTTATATTTCATAATATGGCTACTGGGTCATCAGGCGATGAATACGCAAGTTTAGAAATATCAGCGCTTGGCACTTCGCCAGGAGATATTACTATAAATATTGTTTCCGGTTCGACAGACGCATCCGGCACCTTTTCGACTGGTTTATCTACTATTGCTGACGAAAATTGGCACCACTATGCTTTTACATCTAAGACAGCAGATACAAATACTGTGTTAGATTTTTATGTAGATGGCCGACATATTAATGCAGTTATAACTGGTAGTTCTTTTAACGCAATCTCCGGTAAAATGATTGGCTCACTTGGCTCTCTTTCCGGACCGCTAAGCGGTTCTACAGAAGAAGTCTATGCAGACGTCGGCTGGGGAAATATTACTTCTGCTTCTTTTGACGAATTTAGATATTGGAAAACGTCTCGTAACGCACAGCAGATTGGAAGACACTGGCGATCGCATGTCGACGGCGGCACAAACACCGATAATGTTAAATATGATGATCAATTTTATGAAGTTGACCTAGGCGTTTACTTCAAATTTAATGAAGGGGTAGTTGGAACTAACTCAACAGACTCTACTGTTTTAGATTATTCTGGAAGAATATCAAATGGTACATTTATAAATTATACATCTGATTGCAGAAACACAGGGTCCGCAATTGTTATAGCTAAAGCGGCCTCTAGAGAATTTAAAGATCCTATTTTATATTTAAATCACCCAGATGTTTCTTCGTATTCCACCTCGAAGAAAGACCTAGGAAGAATGCACGATCACAGTAACAACGCTTCTTTGTACAAATCTGTGCCCGGGTGGATATTAGAACAGGATGAAGCTGAATCAAATAATTTAAAATATCTTATGCAAATTATGGCTAGTTTTTTTGACGACATATACTTGCAGATGCAGAGTCTTCCAAAATTAAAAGATATTAACTATCCAGATGATAACGCTTATGAAAAGCCACTCCCGTTTGCTAATCGTCTTTTGGAGGCAAAAGGTTACAACGCCCCACAGCTTTTTGCTCAAGCATCAGCTCTGTCGGAATATCTGCAAAGAAGTGAACAAAAGTTATTTGAGAAAAAACTTTACGAAGTAAAGAATACAATTTACCAGAACATCTATAATAATCTCTCGTATATACAAAAATCTAAAGGAACTTTTAAGTCTTTAAGAAACTTTCTAAGATGCTTTGGTGTTGATGAAGAGCTTGTAAAATTAAATATTTATGCTAACAATGATGTTTACGAGCTAAAAGATAATTTTACAAACACAGCCCTTCGTAAAAGATTCATAGATTTTGATGACGCAGAAACAAGACTTGCCGCCAGTTCAAACTACAGCAACTCTTTTACTGCAAACGCTTATCAGTATAAAAACTCTTCGTATGATAACACAATTTCGTATATTCCTGGCATTCCTACAGCTTCTATCGATGGCGCAGCGCTAACAATAGAAGCAGAAGTTATAATACCAAAAAGAAGTCCTGGAAACGACCCTAACTATGACCTATTCCCTTCTTTAAAATCTTCAATCTTCGGCATTCACGCCGTGCCAGCTTCTGATAGTGATTTTACTTTTGCAACTGACAACACGATTAACTTTAATGTTGTTATCAACAAAAGATCAAATGATAATCGCGACGGCAGTTTTCTTTTAGAAACTTATGGCTCATTAAACATATTGGATGACGAAACATCTGAAGAATATATTGGGCTATACGATAATCAAAAATGGAATTTAGCATTTAGACTAAGGCCAACAAACTATCCTATTTCTAAGATGGTATACGACTCTATTGAAGGCGCATCAGCGTATACATACGAGTTATACGGCAATAATTATGTGTCTAGCCACCTTCAAAATGAATTTATTGTTTCTGGTACAATGAGTTTAGCCGACGCTGCTAAGTTTTTTACAGAACCGAAAAGAATCTTTGTTGGAGCCAACAGAATTAATTACACAGGTAGTGTTAACACCTACTCAGATGTTAAAGTTTCCTCGGTAAGAACTTGGTACAGTTATTTAGACGACGAAACAATGCGCGCCCATGGGCGAGATTCTAACACCTTCGGGGCTCTCCACCCACTTAAAAATTCAAATTTATCAGATCAAACACAAATATTAGGCACAAAAATCCCACAGATAAAAAGTCTAATATTAAACTGGAATATGGACAACATTACTGGTTCAGACGCCTCTGGCCAGTTCTATATTGATGATTTTTCTTCTGGCTCAAGTGGTCTCTATAATTATGGTGCCTTGAGCAGTGTACTAGAAAATAATTACTCAGGCCGCGGCGACTTTTTTGTTTCTGAATTGGCTTACAGAGATCAGGCAATAGATGTTGAGTTTGTACAAACTGCTAGACAAAAGCTGCCAGAAGTCGTTAACAGCGATGACATGGTAAAAATACTCAGCAAACAAGATGACGTAGTTTTTACAAGAGACACAACTTATGTTCAGCATCTTTTGTCAATAGAAAAAAGTATGTATCAAACGA